TGGAGTTGGCAATATTTCCTGCCAACTGTGCGTTAGTAATCGTACCAGTCAGGTCACTGGTTGGTAGATTACCACTAAAAGTTGTTGCGGAAAGTGTACCGCCACTGAAAGTTAGTGCAGAATCATCTTGTAGTTCACCACCAGTACCAGCAATCACCACACGACCAGAAGTCAGGTCGCCAATCTGTGCACTGGCAGCAGTAAGACCCGCCGACACATTTGCGGTGGTTGCTTTGAGGTAGGTAAGAGTAGAGATACCAGTGATTCTCTGGTTCGATGCTGTTACCTCATCATAAGAAAGATCACCAGTGACTGCAAGATCGCCCAGGACCGAAAGGTCTCCGAACATGCTAACATCAGCGGCGAACGTAGACACGCCAACGTGGGATGAAAGACCAGCAATAACCTGCTGATTCTTTCCACCAACCTTAGCTAGTTCCCTGGCTCTTGACATGGCGTATTATCGTACAAGTAATTCGATAATATTATTTATCTTCTATTTCATCCTGACTCTGAAAGCGATACGTTGAGTCATCTCACCAGCATCTGCTTTTGGTGGTAATGTCATGTGAGTCTGACTATGTGGGTAAACAATCACCCTACCAGGTCGATTACCTATGATTTGAGAAGGCCACCCGAGGTCATAGTTGTGCTTCCAATGCTTGGCACCAGTTACAGTGTCATCAAAATATAAGAAATCACCACCCCAATCGGGTCGCCATTGTCTATTACTAATATACAATACTGTATAATATCTATCAGACTTGGGATCAACATCTGCACTGGAGTCCTTGTGCATTTGTCCAACTCGATTACCAATCGGTTGTGATGAAATTGGTTCAGCACATCTCGCGTTGAGATATACTCTCCAACCTTTCTTCATCTCCTCAGCACTGACATTATATTTGTCAGCAAACTTTCTATTACTCTTGAAGTCTCTAGGATGACCACCCAGACCAGCAATATTTTCTGGCAATCCTTCTACTTCAGCACCATTATCAAATACTTTATCGTTGATAATAGTCCACAATTCATAGATGGTAGGATGTCTGATTCGTAGTGATTCCTCACCCCATGCCATTGGGGACCTGTACATCGAGAACCTTAGTAGTTCCAATATACCCATAGGTCCCACTGCCTTTGGTATGAAGTGCCGACCAGCAAGAACCCCATCTTCTGCTGGAATATACTCGGACATTGAGTCACCTGCTCTCATTAGAGCAGTACGACCAACCCATTCTTGATACCATGAAAGGGTTTGGCAGTAGTTGTAAACGTTATCTGATAAAGTTTGGGGAATTATGTCGTCATAGTACTTAGCGTACATGATAAACTGTTGCGAGGAACAGGGACGTATTCAGTTACAGTACCACTAATGGGAGTTGCACTATGTCCCTGCTTATAATTACACCTCAGTCAACGCGATCTTGTACTTCTTACCAGTGATATTATTGATCATATAGATGTTCTCATCACCCTCTTGTAGAGTCCAGTTACCTTCCGTACCGTCTACATCATTACCACCGGAACCAACATTACTAAAGTGCATGTCGGAGGTGTAGACATTTGCCCAGCGAGAACCTTCTGCACCCAAATCACGTGTGCCATTATTATCTGGCAGCATATTACCCTTCAAGGTAATACCAGAAACGCTAATACTGGGGTCGCCAGTCAATCCAGTAGCATTGCCGTTGAATGTACCGGCAGTCAGGACATTTGTTCCGGGGTTGTATTTGAGATCTACGTCAGTTCTAAGTGCCTCACTACCAGTTGCAGTATCTACAAAGGTAAAGAAGTGCTCAGCATCTGTAGTATTGGTGGGAACCAACACACTGACAGCAGATGGGAGATTGGTTAGATTAGAACCATCACCATGAAATTCTGTAGCAGTTACAATACCACTAGTATGGAGGTTCTGTGTGATGGCACCAGCAGTGTCACCAACAATGATGTCACCATCCTTGACAGGGAGGATAGCAGTTACATTACCACTATACTCAGAGTGTGGTGCTGCCTGGACTCTAGTATAATGAGCGTTACTAACCTCACAGTAGTAATCAATACGACCAGGAGTGCTATCATCACTACGAATCTCAAGCAGATTAGTTACGGTAGAGATGCCCGGAGCATTGATAGTACCAGCTACGTTACCAGTCAGAGGACCAATAAACTCGTTCGCAGTAGCAGTTCCGTCAACATCAATACCATCAAGGGTAGTCTCAAATTTCTTCAGAGAATTATGATACAGTTCTACACCGCCATTCTGCACAAAACTAGCAGAAGATTCAGTGCCATTTGCCTGAATAAAGACTGATCTACCCTTCAGATAGACATTCTCAGAATTACCAGCATCAAGGATATTATCATTTCCATCATGATAGATCTCTAAATCATCAGATCCAAAGATAAGTTTATTAGTTCCGCTAACCTCAACATTACCATTGAATGTAGAGATACCACTAATAAGTAAGTTGGTGCTATTCAGATATGTTGCAGTAGAAACACCTGGTGCATTCAGGTTACCATCAAATCCAAATGATCCAGCAGGTGCTACGAAACCTGAGTTTGTGGTAACAATACCAGTGATCATCAGGGTTGTTCCCATCAACTGGGAAATCGTAGAGACACCACTAGAATTGATGTTGCCATCAACAGATTTGGTGGCAGTAACAAAACCAGCATTTACATCACCAGTTACATCACCGGTGAGGTTACCATCTACATCACCCTCCAGATCACCATAGAAATTGGTGGCAGTTACTGCTGTACCTGCTAAGTTACCCTTGAACTGTACACCAGCAGTAACAATACCAGTAGCATTTACATGCTCAAACTGTCCTGTTACACCAATAGAGGCAATACCAACCGTTACCTGACTTACAGTAAGACCAGCACCAATGCGGAAGGTAGAAACATTTCCAAATGCTTCGGTACCATCAGCATTCTGCATCGTAGAACGTGCATCTGCTGCTGAGAATATAGTTACAACACCCGCTCTACCAGGTTCAGGGTAGAATGACAGACCAGCACCCACCTTGATAGTGGTAATACCAGTTGCACGTACAAATTCGTCAGCGTCTGCAATCGATAGAGTTGACTTCTCTACAAATACAGTGGCAACACCAACCTCAACACCACCAAAAGTTTGTTTGGTTTGTTCAACGTTGATACCATTACCAACAAAGTTGAATCTAGTAACAGATCCAGCATATCCCGTTGGAGTAATACCCTCATCGGATACTGTCAATCCTGAGGCAGTACCAGAAGGAGATCCACTCGGTTCTGCCCAATATCTTTCGCCAGTAACAGTACCATAAAGGACATAGTTATTGTCCGAAGGCAAACCCAGGTTAGGTTCCGCCTCCTCGATCCCAAGGAAGGATGGAAACCCAGGAGTTTGTTGACGTTCTGTGGAAAGTCCCGCGTAGGAAGTAACACCTACACGTCCAGACAATAATCTTGGCATCTTACTTAGCGTTTTCTAGAATAGAAATAATACACTTCATAGTGTTATTTTGATCTCCCTCAATTTTGAGGATGTCACCCGTCTCCATGACAAGACGACCGTCAATAAATGACATAGCGTCCTGATGGGGAACACGTGCAGAACGTACCAGTTCAGTATCAACGGAATCTCTGCTGTGCTTTACAGTAAAAGAAGTAACAGAAGATCCTTGGCCGACGTTAGCAACGTTGCCATAAATCACCAGAGCAGCAACACCAGGAGGGCAAGTATAAATGCCAACAGCTGCATCAGTGATAGTATGCGTGATCGTTCTAAATTTATTGAGTGGGATTGCAGCCATTTTACATCTGTCCTCCTAAGGAAATAATCAGCGGCGTGAGTGTTGCTTGGATACTCTTATTGAAAGCGTCTCCAGTAATGGTACCTGTTTGTTGATTGATAGTAAAACCATCACCGACTTTCAGGTTACCTCTTTCGTCAGTGGACGTGTAAACAACTCTACCTCCACCCTCAGAAACAGTTTCGTTTTCCGGAATCGTAACACCACCATTTCTAGGTAGTGCATTGGCGATGGTAAGACCAGCACCAACAAATTCAAAGGTGTACGATGATGCGAGAATCAGTGATTGTCGCTGGAACGGAACTGCTGACCCAAGACCGACCGTTGCCGGTAGATTCTGGTCAATAGTAATCGTCGAAACGCCAGCAGTTACCGGCGTAGCAGTATTTATGGTAAAATAAGCAGGTCCAATCTCAGAGTCAGCAGCAGCAGTCGTTCCTGAGTTAGGAGATGCAATCTGCACAGATGGTGCACTGCGATATTGATTACCTGTTGCAAAGATATTGACAGCAGTAACCTTTCCAAATCCATTGACAACTGCCACACCCTCAGCAGTTGCACCGTTCGGTCCAGTAGGAGGTCCAATGGTAACTTTAGGAGGATTGGAAGAAGTATAACCACTACCAGCGTTGGTTACATTGATCTTGATAACTTCATTGAACAACTCTCCCAGGTAAAGCACCTGACCAGAGTAAGGACGTTCAGTAAGACCAGATACCACAATAGTATTATCTTCCTCAACCGCATCTTCTGCCAGCGTGCCAGAGTTGGTGACAGTGCCCACACCGGATGCTACGATACCAAAGGTACCGAACGATGCGTTAGAGTTGTTCAGGTCACACTGACCACCACTGACGCAGGAGATAGCGTACTCATCACACACGGTGAAGATAGACACCAACTGTGCATAACCATCGTTGGAGATCGTAACACCGATACCACCTTGGTTATACTGTGTGTAGGAGTCAACCACCATGGACTTAGTGCCATCAGCATGGTCACCATTGATCCTCATACCAATACTATCAGGAACAAAGTTCGTGCAGTTCCTTACATATGGGGACTGAGTGATGATACCAGCAATTCTTGCATGACTACCAGCATCACCCACGTTGATCGTGAAGGTGTCAGTGGTAACAGCAGTAATCGCAGTCATGATACCAGCAACATGATCAGAAGCACGGGGATACTTGTGGTCAGTTGCAAAATTGTCCGCCTCACACTGGAATGTCAGACTAGACGTGACAATACCTACACTGTCACTGACGCTGAGACCATGACCTGCTACTGTAACAGTGCTAACACCACTGATAGGATCATACAAGAACGCAGTAGGTGTCAAGGATGAACCAGTGTGCCAGTTAGGTCCAATCTTGATACTGTTGACACTCTTGACAACACCGACGCTCAATGTGATAGTATCGGTGGTGACAGAATCAATGTCTACAAAAGTATTATATGCGGGGTCACCTGATCTAGGATATGCTACCTGCTTGTTATGGTTGTCAGAGTCGCAAGTAAAGGTCAGTGCACCGTTAGCGATCTTGATCCGATCAGTGTCGGCAACACCGTGACCAGCACTGGTAAGGACTAGTGCACCAGAAATAGGATTGTATGTAGCGGCAGTTACAGTTTTCTGAGCACTATTAGACTCTACTGTAAATGCATTAGAAACAGTGCCACCAACGTAGGTGTGAGTACCATTGTCACGGTTGAATCTATGACGGTTTGGTACACCTTCCGGCGGGAAGGTGATCATGGCACCAGTATTTGCAGCACCCACAAATGACATGTTCTGAATCAGAACACCATTGTGAACTTGGAAAAGATCTTGACTGACATTGTTAGGGATAACCTGAGTGTTGCGAAGGTCATCGCCGTCGATTGAAACATTACGAGGAACAAAGATAGGATTGTCCTCGCGGTATATACCACCAGCGACACGGATCACATCACCAGCACCCACAATCGCAGTGGTTGCTTTGATGGTACGCTTGGCAGTGCTCAGAGTTTTGCCATCATTAGCATCATCACCATCTTCTGCAACGTAGAATACGTTCAGGGTGGAAGCACCAGCACCAACCCATTGCAGTTTGCCAGAAGAGGTTGCTGCAAGGACAGAAGCAGCAGCACCAACAGTGCTGTTAGAGTCACGCCACACACCACTGGCGCGAGTCTCCAGGGTGATGTCTAACGCATACTCTGGTTGCGTGCTACCAATACCGACCCGTTGATTATCCTCTCGGTAGGTAAGTTTCGGGGAACCACCAAACTTACCGTTCGTTTTCTTATATTGTACATCATAAATGTTGCCAGCAGCATCTGTCTCAATCTCAGCGAGATCAGTCCAAGATACAGCAGTTCCCACACTAATCAGTGCTTGACCGTTAGTGCCAGCACTTTCATTAGCATCATATAATCGTTTTCGTACGATTACATCTTTATTGAAGTCAACATCCTTACCAGGTTGAGTTGAACCAATGCCAACTTGACCGGCGGCAACAATGCCATCGAAGTTTGCTGTAGGTTGAACATCTAAACCGTAAGCGGGATTGGTTTTACCAATACCCGTACGGTTATTATCAGCATCAACAACTAGTGCGTCGTCTCCAACCTCAAGTCCCTTCTCAATGCCAAATTTCTTGTTTACCGCTGCCATTTACAACAAGACTCCTGTATAAGGTTATTTATCAAGCAGTACGCATAATGAAAGCGAGAACATAATATGGGGGCAGGTTTTTACCCGTACCACTCTCACCTTCGTTAGCGACCGCAGTGGTTGTAACGGTGGCAACTGTGATTCCAGTGGTTGCTGATTGAATTGATACATCATCAGGAGAATTAGGTGCTTCACCAGTACCAGATTCATTTACAAATCCATCTCCACTGTCACTATTCGTATATTTCAAATCGTGATCGTGACCGGGATCAGTAACTGTAGATGTGGAGGTCGATGTTGCGGAGTGATCGTGTTGAACAACCACAGCATCAGCAGAACCACCAGTTGAACCAGCAGAGTATGTGTCGCCCGAAGACAACACAAATCGATCTTTCAGGTTGGGAGTACCATTGTTACCATCACAGATCGCCCATCCGGAAGGAACAGTACCTCCACTCCACATGATGATACCACCAATAGGAGTAATACCATTACCAGAGAAGGTGTCGGCAGTACATGTACCGCCCACAGTAGCATTATTGGTAACAGAAAGAGTATTAGCAGTCAGAGTGTTACCACTGAATGTAAGACCACTATTGTCTTCCAGTTCTCCAGATGTACCAACAATAACAACGCGAGATGTCGTCAGATCGCTGACCTTTGCACTACCAACAACAGCAGTATTAGATGTAAAGTCAGCACTAACAGACAGATCACCAGTCAGTGCACTGTCACCGGTGACTGCGAGTGCGTTAGAACCAGCAGATGCAGCACCCAGGGCAAGTTTGTCGAAGGCGAAATGATCTGTTTGATCAACAGTGATAGGACCAAATCGCTTCCAAGGTTGAGAAGAATCAGTGGTACGAACCCAACCGATGTATCCTCCCTTCTCAAATGTGGTGTTCAGAATGATCTGATCCGTGCTGGATGTGGGAGCAGTTTGATTGCTACCATTGATACCAACAAATACGCTGGTACCAACATCACCACTACGATTACCCTTCAGTTGGATGTCAACCAAAGAACTATTGCCAAGACTGTAGAAGTTTTGCTTGACAGTCAGGTCATTGAAGTCAACCGCAGGAGGAATATCCGTAACAGCAGTAGTATCAAAGGAATTGATAGTGAACTTCTCTTCACCAGTCAGAGCATCAATCTTCTTACGACCGATGAAGTATTCGCCCCGGTCATTCATACCAGAGTAAACAACACTACCACCGCGAGAAGATACAGACTGGGCAAGCAGTTGCTGCTTATCATCCAGGACGCGATCTTGCGTCTGGGGCAAGGCAGTGCTATAGTTACCAGGTCCGTAACCAACATACTCAAAGGTGTGTCCAGAAGCGCGGATCACACTGTGACGACGCTGCTCAACAGGCAGAACTTTGATCTTGACAGCGGCAGAATACTGGTTGTGTGCTTCTGGGTTGGTGCCCAAGCAACCACGGATGATTCCGTTCTTCGTTTTGTTCGAGATACGAACAATCTCATTCTCAATCTGAAGATAATCGCCGCGACGGATCTTATTGTTATCTTGCAGAGTAATGCTAGTAGAAGCAGTTGTAAGACCAGAACTAATCTCAGTCGTTACGCCACCATAGATGGAGATCGTTTGTCCCTTAGAACGGTTGCTGATACCAGCACTGTGTGCAATACAGTTAGGACCGTTGAAGTTAGGTGATGTCGCTGACGGGATAGAAACTGTCAGAGAAGAACCATAACCGATGCGATCCAGGACAGCAAACTGACCATTGTAGACACTGTTAGCACCACTGATAACAATCTCATCGCCACGACGCAGACCGATGTCACGGTTCATCGTGATCGTTGCGATTCCGCTAGAAGAATCGTGGACAATGTTGGAGACCGCAGTGGCGATACCCACGTGGTAAACAAAACCACCAGTGGATGCAGCAGACACGGTGCCTTCATACATCAGGATCTTAGGATCCGTTACATTGGTAATTCTTTGCAGACCATTGTATGCGGTGCTAGTAACACCAACCACCTGAACAATGTCACCAACGTTGTTATCGATTTCAGTGACTGTGACAGTGGCATCAGTTCCAGATGCAGAGAAAGGAACACCTTTGACTGTCAGAACATCGTTGACACTGTATCCAGAACCAAAGTCAACAACATCGAGCGAGGAGATAACACCGGCAGCAGCAACAGTAACGTCAGCAGTTGCACCTTTACCAGTACCACCCACAAGGTTGACACTGAAGTAGAACTCAGCGTTACCACCACCGGTACCCAGGTTGCTACCACCAGTCAGACTTCCTACAGTCTTGATGCTGTTGAAACCGTGCTCAACTGCAAAGTTAGCACTGATGTCAGTACCAGAGACAGTTGCTTCAGTGATACCAATACCGATACCAGTGTCTTCAATAATTGCTAGAGTTGACTCACGGGTGATGCTGTTAGCACGGTCGTTAGACTGCACAAATCCGATGTCATCACGCACAGCATAAGATACTGTGGGTTCTGGATCATCTACAGGGTTGTCGATGTCAACATCAGGACGCAGGTCATTGATGTTCTGTGCAAATCTATTCTTACCAATGTCATACGGTGACACCTCAGGGATGCTACCATACTCAAGCATCGTCAGGTTGTAAATGCCATCCTGAACACCAGACTTATACTCTTGTACCGTCTGGTGGTTGAAGACCTGATATGCATTACCATAGTCCTTACGAACAAAGTAAGGTGAGAAAGTACGACCAGATCCAACAACACTCTCATCATGGCGAGTGTATGGAGTTCCTGTTGTAATCGTACTGATACCACCAGGGTTGGTGTTCAGTCCAACTCTAAAGGTTTTCTTGTCATCAATCTGAAGAACTTCAAACAGACCGTTGAAACCAGTGTTATCTGATCCATCGGTGTTGTTGGCAGATTGAAGACGGTTGATCTCAATGATCTGCCCACGACGCAGGTTGTGGGAGAACTTAGAGGTGATAACACCAACGTTGGAAGCCCAGGAGGCATCAATGATGGTAGCACCTTGACGCAGATCAATGTCACTAGTCAGGTCAGTGTTATCATTCTTGAATTTATCATCGTCAACAACACTGCTGGTGTCTTCTAAAGAGTAACCATTTTGTGGAGGTCCAGCAATAGAACTACCATCAGGCAGAACATAGCGCAGTTGATAGATTTTTTGGATGTCCTTACGACCGTCACGCTTTCTCTCAATGTAAGACCTAGTAGTCTCAGGTGAGATTGCCGTCTGGTTTGCTGCAATAGCAGCGTGGAGGTTGTTGCCAGTCTTGACAGTGATGTACCAACCATTACTATCATACTGAATGGGATGTCCAGGATCACCAGGTTTCTTGATACGAACATCAGAAACAACGCTGAGACCACCACCCAGGTTGTTGATACCTGTGATTGGGTTGTTTGCAGCAGCGTTCTCAGGAGTTGTAGCGATCCGGATCTGATCGTTTGCTAGAGAGTCTGTAACAACATAGTAGTTGGTATCATACTCAATACCATCAGGAAGAGAACCATTATCAGAGAAGAATCTTACACTTTCCCCAGGGATGAATGTGTGGTTCTCTTGCAGGGTGATGATATTGCTGCTGATGCTACTGATACCAGCATTGGTACCAACCCGGTGCACTTTCTTACCAGAGGGTCCTGAACCACTCAGCACAGTCATCAGCACCTCAGCGGTGCGGACAGTGCCGTCGATGTTGACCTTCAGCAGTTCACCAACTCTCTGACCAACGGTGAATTGACCAGTGGTTGCTGGCGGAACGCTGTCCCGCTGATTGTAGTCCCTCAGATACAGTTTGGTATCAGCGGCAGCAGCAGTTTTATCAACATCCAGTTTCAACCAGTTGCTGCTAGTCTCTTGAGTAAAGTCCCGTTGTGCAGGGAGGATACCAGTAATATAACCTTTGTCGTCCTTATTGAAAGCATTCAGTTTGAAACCATCTGCCTTCAGTGCTTGTGCTCCAAAGTTAGAGTTGGAGTTGGTAATTGATGCGTCAGAACCTGAGTCACAGATAAAGTGGACACCACAACCCACCGCAAAGGTAGACACCAACTGAAGTTGTGCGCTGTTAGACGCCTTGATGTGGAAACTTTCGTAGGTGGGTTTATGACGTGCTTGACCGTCTGTGTGCAGTAGAGTACTAGAACCCAGTGCTGACTGATCTTGGTATGTGCCAGTTGTAGAATTGTATTTTACAAAGGCATTGTCATCCTTGTTCAGGGAAACCCCAGTGAACTGGGCAAGCACCATGGACTTGAATCCAGTTGCCTTGGCACCATCAGCATGGAGACCATTGACACCAAACACCGACCGCACAGAGCAGTTGAAGATGTATGGGGAGGCACTTGTTACAGTGTCACTCTCAACAGTGACCGTAGGGGACAACCCACTAAGGTTAGGTGTAGCAGTGGTAGCAGGTGCAGTAGTAACACTGTAGGTAAACAGAGTGTCACTCAGAACCTGAGACACAATGTGGACACCATCATACTCGGTGCCATTGACATTAGAGTTACCAGCAACACCAACAATGCTGATAGGAGTACCGACAGCGAGACCATGACTGTCATTGGTAACCACAGAAACTACAGTGGTTGCAGTCGGAGAAGAAGGATTGACACCAGAATAGATGTCAGCGATCTCAATAGCACCAACCTGAGAGATGGCACCAACAATACGAGATTCATCAATGACTTTCTCGAAGTCGCTGTTGGTGGGATATGATGGGATTGCCCGACCACTGTTGTTACCATATGCCAGACTCAACTTGGCATAGTACATGTCCAGGTCGGTAAGACCCTTACCATCTACCAGGTTCGCACCATCAGCATACTCAAAGCAAGTGAGTTTGTGGTGGGAGAAGTTTGGAGTATATACGTTTGTTGTATAATCTTTGAAGATCCTATCTGCCGGGTCACCATCAAACAGGGTGAACTCTCGGAAGTAGCAACCACCAGTTACTCGGAACAGAGCAGTAGCAGGGATGCTATTGTTAGCAGGATCTGGTACGTATTTCGGTCTAATCTTAGTCTTACGCAGGTCTGAACCCACGATAGACGTGCCCCGAGGCATGATGACACCACCATGAATCGAGTTGAACTGATAAAGAACGTTGTCGGAACTCTGGATATTGAAGTTAGAACCAACGGAAAATTCGTTGATGCTAACACTACCGCCACTCACATTGGTGGTGCTACCAGAGGTGTCGATCTGGTAACCAGGACGGTTATCAATATAGTGTACACCAGGTGATACGACAATAGTTGTCTTATCAAACTTATCGTTATCCTTTCCAAGTTGGAACGAGAACCTAGCAGATTCTAGCAATGCTCTTTGGATCGTCCTAAACGGGCGAGTCCGTGAGTTGCCAGTATTACTTACGTCATCTGTTGCATCCAGTTCCTCTGGATTGACGTATATAACATTACCCTGAATGTTCTTCAGGAAATTTTCAAGTCTACTTAGGGGCATTACCTATTCCAGACACCATTCCTTCAGACTATTTAGGGACCGTCATTATTATGTTTTCGGTAAAGGAGATCCCAAATATCGGCGTCTTCCTCAGGTGGTTCCGGAGGTTTAGGTTCTTCTGCTTTTTTGTCCTCTTCTGGCATTAGGAATAAACTAGTTCAATTTCCTCGTCAAGTTGGAGTGCAGTGTTAGTCAGTGTCCAAACGCTCATGAACTGATCTACGGTTTCGCATTCAAGTTCTTGAACTCCTCCGGCAGAACCATAGATGGTGAAATATCGTCCGGGGATGTTGATTTCAACTTTGGTGACGTGCTGGTCATCTGTCCAGGTATCAACGTCGAAAGTCATGTGTTGGATGCGATTGAAACCATTATACCCTACTGGGCGTCTCAGAGCAAGTCTGCTGTGACAGTAAAGTAAGCGTTTATGACGCCACCACCGCTATTGCGGACTACGACAGACTTGCCGTAAGGCATAGCATGCACAAACAGTTCTTGGAAAACAGTTCTGGGGGTGAGTTGAACGTGGATAGTGTCTACGTCAATCTTACCGCTCCAGTCTTCGGGGAGATCAATAATCCCATCAACGGTCACTGTGCCGCGAAATTCAACGTTGTTCATAATAAAAACTCCATGTACTATGTATTATAGCACGTTACTTGGTAATAGTGTTGCGAGGACCTCGATATCGCTCGTCTAGAATGTTACGCTCTTCATCATCTGGTGCCATGAATACGTTGGGGTCAGGATAGTCTTCCCAAGTTTTGCCTTCATAGTCAATGATAAGAGGGTTGATGTCCTTCCTCTCACCATACACATGGTAGAAACAGTCGATGTCTGCTCCAGAAGCATTGCCACCAACATGCTGCAACACAATCTTGGTGTTGTCAAACTCCTTGACAATGATGTTCTGTTGTGCTCCAATAGCAGTAAGAGACACAGTGATACTGTCCTCATACACCAGGTTTACCCAGTATTCAGGCAGAGTGATCTCATTGGTGCCAGTCAGTCTGCCACGGTGATACACAGCGACTTCCGGTCCCTCAATACATGCATAGCGCAGTCGATGTCCTTCCTTTGTAGGGTGCTGGATATCGAATGACTTACCCAGAGCATCTGCTGTAGCAAATCTACTAGCAAGTCTACCCTTGTTCAGGCAGTCAACTTTGCCAGTGACATACACATCTCCATCAATATAAACAGCATTTACTGCCTCTTCCCCAATAACCTCAACGTCACCATCAACTTGCAGTGCCCTGCCTTTGACACCAGACTTGAACTTATCAATGTCCGTGCCAATGTTGACAGTTGCCTTAGCAAATCCACTGTGCTTACCTGCAATGACAGGTCCCGTAGCAACTAGTGTGCCATTGAAGGGTTTATCACCGTCTAAAGTCTCTTTAGCGGTGTCAAGTTTTGCTGGTTGTTCTCTACCAATATAGACTTTACCAGTCTCAATGTCCCTAATTCCTGCCATTATTCTACAAGAGAGTTGATGTAATCGCCCAAGGCGGGCGGGATGAGTTTAGATTGTGGTTCATGGATGCGAACCATGTCACCAATAATGATGTTGAATCCTTTTGAGTTAGACAGCAATTTGTCCGCAGCATTGATAGTTACGTTATGTCCTATCAACTTAGTGAAGTTCTTTCCTTCAAAGTGAACATCATGTTCTGCATGTAAGTAGATGTCACCCGTGCTGGGATCCGTCGCCTTCATGATGATGTCTTTTGCAATCACATTGAAGGTTCCCTTACAATCAATATTGATGTCACCCTCAGACTTGATATTGATCGGACCCGCACCTTTTTGGATAAGGTTAGAACCCTTGTCATTTTCAGTGGCACGGAGTTCCCATCCACCATCTTCAAAGATTCGCAAAGATGCAGCAGATCCAGCAGCGCAAGCGATCTGGGATCGGCGAACTGCTTTTCCTTCCTCTTCCTTGCCGATTCTAAATGAACCATCCTCAGGATGATTTACAATATATGGTGGGATTTTTGACATTAGTACCCTTTAGGACAATCAATAACAGTGATAAGTTTTGCGCTAGGAATGATAGGATCTGTATACTCTTGGTAAGGTGTGAACTTGGTGATTGGTTTGATAAATGCACCGAAACCAGTCTTTGTTTTGATTCTCAGTGAAGGAGGTTCAGACAATCCAAGGTCAGCTTTACCTGTTGCCCCAACAATTCTACCATTTTCAATAACTGGTGTCAATACACCACCATTAGAGGTCTCAATAATATCACCCTCCTGGTAATTATTTCCAGTATTGAGGACTACAATACCATCAATTTCACCAATAACTTGGTTACCCTCAGATTCATTAGCAATTTCGTCACTTACATCCAAGGTTCCTCCAGGGAGATAACCATCACCAGGATTAGTAATCACAACATTGACAACCTTGTCGCCATCCATGATAGCGATACCAGTTGCTCCCTTACCATTCCTACATTTGTCAACAATACTGACAGCAGGTGTGCTATCAAAACCAAGACCAAAGTCTTCCATTGAAGCACCAATAACCTTACCAGTAGAACTGACGACTGCTTTAGCAACTGCGCCAAGTCCACCACCACCAAAGAACTCAATGCTTGGCGGTCCACACTCTAGGATGTTAGTCTTACAATTACCAGTAACTTCAGTAATACCATCGACAACACTTGACACACCACCAACAATGCTAGCGGTGCTACCACCAAGTGATGCCAGTTGCTCAGCAGTTCCTTTCAATGTATTGAACTTAGTCGCCGACTTGCCAAGGTCTCCCAAGAATGGGAACGCATCCTTCAGCAAGTTCGTCGGTCCATCAGCAATATCATCAATACCATCAATGCCAATGTTTGACAAAAGACCACTAATTGCTTTTGTTCTATCAAAGTCAAGAATTTTCTTCGCTTCTGGTCCAATATTGATATTGAAATCGAAGGGTTGAGGTTCACACTCAGAACCTTCGCAAGACAGCAGTTTCAGAGCAGTTTGTGCTGCACCGGTTGCCTTGTTCATGATGCTACTAAAATCAGGGATAGAAATCCCACTAATCAGACCATTCAGTGCTGCCATCGCAGGACCAATAAGACCCTGAATCTTATTAGTGATATTGCTCATCAATGCACCAATCAACTGCTCAGCAGCACAAAGTGGTACGTTGATAATATTACCCAACAATCCTTTCATGAATCCACCAATCATGTCTCTCAGACCGTTGATGACATTCTCCATCAAACAATAGATAATATCTTTCTGCTTCTTCAGTTCTAACTTCTTGATTAGGTTATCAGGTTCCAAGAAAGTTAGAACATTACCTACCTTCTCATCAATCTCTTTGAATAGGTCTGCACGTGCTCTGCGAACAAGTCCGGAGAAGTTGCCCGCCATTCTGAGAGATGTATCATCAATCAGATTCTCAATGTTGAACGGTTTATTCAGGTTCTTGTCAATCCACCCGGTTGCGGTTTGCTCCAACCCACCAACAACATCAACAAAGGTCGCCAATGCCTTTGCGACATCACCCATGGCAGACTTAGGAACGTCGCACTTTACAGGTCTACGAATTTCAACCGGTTGATCAGCAATATATCGAGAAACACTTTCACCTAGTTGCTCATCCTCTTCTGGATTAGGTTCACCTTTAGGTTCAATAGGAAGTTCTTCATCATTAGTTGGAATTCCACCTGCCCGCAAAGGTTCAGAATCACCAGTTGGTTTAGATGTTGAACCCAACTCAGACTCTGATCCACCTTTTGTAAGAGACGGATCAACTGTAATTGGTGAGAATCCAGAAGTACCTTCGGAAAGAACATCATCCCAATCCTTCACATCCTTGATAAAAGAGTGCTGATATAAAGCACCCATAACCACTGGTTGTTGACCATCTTCCCCATCAAGGAAGAAACCAAAAACAGTTTCTCCACCTTGTAAGAAATTACTTACACCAGCATAGTTTACACCGGCACCTGAGGTAGGTGGAACAAGGATATGTGCCCATGGGAGTTCTTCATCCTTCACATCATTTGATGCAGGATGCTTCCCAAGAATTCTTACTTTAGTACGATAACCAAATTTCCTAGATTGTTTATCCGCAGGAAATGAACGCCAGGCAGGATCTGTGGTTACCTGCCCGACAAACCAATGGAAACCATCGCGTCCAAGTCTTTTGGATTCAATCAGTTTATTCTCAAGCATTACTCGTCATACACACGACATTCCAGGGCATCTGGATGATTGTCACAATATTTTTCAAGAACTTTGTCTGAATGGCGTTGCTTCCATCCATCATCATCTTCCCCTTCATGCTTGTCCATAAAACCATGCATCTTGAGGTCTTCTTCGGAATATTCCAGCATGCCATGATTGACGTGCTCTTTACCGTCTTTGTCAATGAATGCGTTACTCATTAGAATAGAATGCGAATGAATCTCTAACAATGTAAAGTCCAGTAAAAGCACCTTGTGGTCCACCCATCTCGTGTGCGAGTGAGAATACCATGTAGTTACCAGAGGACGGGTTTACACCTTCCTTATTCTTCTCAGTATTTAGGTTCGGGAATTTGAAGTTCAACATGCTCCCAACTTGAATACTAAGATTCAAAGGTATTGTAACCTTTACAAATTCAGACATCAAAGACTGATACCTAGCAGATGCATGTGCTTGTCTCCAAGACACAGTTTCTGCTATAGTTTTCAGATCAGGAGTGTCTGACATTGCCCCCACGTCCAGAGCAGTTGTATATATCCTAGAAAACTTCTCATCAATTTTGTTTGGAACATACTGATCTTCGTTTGCACTAGGCAGTTTACTATCTTTGTAACTGTACTCTACGAAGTGTGGGGTTCGGTCAAGTATATTATAGTACCAGTTTGCCGATTTGTATTGTCCCTCCATGAGTTTTTTGATGATATCATGACTTGTTACGAACTCAGGCGGTGCAACTAGGGAAAAATTATTGACTTCAGTAGCAGACTTGGCAGCTGCCTTTACATACTTCTCCTCCACCTCTCTCTTGAGTGCTTTGTCAACTGAGAAAAACCTATATCCACTGCGTTCAGTCTCTGCTAAGAAATAACCAGCACTACCTTTTTCAGGAGAAATTTTTCCTTCAACATCTCCAACAGTCTTTGCAGATAACCTACTGATACAATCAAGAGGTCTCATGTAATTACCCATGAAATCATAGGTATTTGAACTTTCATCTACAATATCAATTCGATCGCTTTTTACCTCCAAAACTTCTTTGAGGATTTTTTCAACACTATCAGAAATCTTACCTTTATACTTCTTGAAGACACGTGTTGTCTGATTACTCAGTGTACTTTGAGTAACACATTCAAAACCAAATATTTCTCTTTTCGCATCAGAGAATGAAGAAATTATATTACTGATTATCAGTTCATTATTTTTACTCTTAGTAAACTCAAATGGTTCATCAATACTGGGGTGGTCAACAACAAGCTCTACTTCTTGACCGCTACGGAGGGGTGCTGACGCTCGAAATCCTACTGCATCAGCAAACACAAAAGATACTGTCAGAGTGTTACCTGCACTCTCCTCATATCTGATTGCTAGAGATTGTCCCACCAAAGACTGAAGAGACCTAGCTCCATCGTCTGTAACAACGTTCAGTTTCTTGATGATAAAATCTTTAGACCAACGCTTGTTCCTATTCTTCATTATTTTAGAATGTCCAGATAAGAATAGGTGTCTATTCCATATTTATTGGTACCAAAAGCA